CAGCTGCACAAAATACATTACGTGGTAAATCTATTCCTTTATTGTGGGGTGACGAATGGGGATTTGCACCATATAATGAAATCATTTATCTTAACACAGTTCCTGCATTTAAGAGAGCCGCAGATAATGCTAGAGCAAATGGTGCACCTTATGGGATATTATTTACCACAACCCCTGGATTCTTAACATCTACTGAAGGTGTCTTCGCATATCAAATGAAAGAAGATGCTGTTCCATTCGCTGAATCTTGGTATGATAAATCATATCAACAGATAATGGATATAATGAATTCTAATACCAAATCTACATTTGTCTATATCAAGTTTAGTTATGCTCAACTTGGTAAGTCTGAAGAATGGTTTAAAGAAATCTGTAGAACTATGAATAACCGTTGGGAAGACATCCGTCGTGAAGTACTTCTTGAATGGTCTCAAGGTTCTGAAAACTCTCCATTTACTTTAGATGAATTAGAAACCGTATCACGTTTAACTAAAGATCCCGATACTGTCATTGAAGTATTAGGTGGTAAATTCCAAGTTAACTTATATGGTAAGATTGACTATGCTAGAAATGGTAAACCTATAGATCCTCCAATAATGGGGGTCGACGTATCTGGTGGTTATAGACGAGATAGTTCTGCTATCACTATTATTGATAGTAAGACTACTAAAGTTATCGGTACGTTTAAATGTAACTATATTAGCCAAATTGAGTTAGCTAAGATTATAGTTGAATTAACCCAAAAGTATATGCCAAACGTAGTCATCAATGTGGAAAGAAATGGTGGCTTCGGAGCATCAGTCATTGCATTACTTAAAAAGGCAGGTATATCTAAGAACTTATACTTTGAGTATAAAGAAAAGATTCTCGAAGAACGTTACGAAGGTCCTGGGGCAATTAAGAAGACTAAAGCTTTATGTAAGGTATTTGGTCTTGATTCAACTAAGAATGTACGTGAACTCTTAATGGAAATCTTAAGAGAACGTATGGATAATCATAAAGATAAGTTTGTTACTAGACAACTTTATGATGAATTTATTGGTTTAGAAGTTAAACGTAATGGTAAGATAGAGCATTCTACTAATACTCATGACGATTTAACTTTCTCTTATCTCATGGCATTATATGTATGGTATGAAGGTAAGAATCTTAAAGAAAACTTTGGTATTACAAAGCAAGGTCTTAAGACTGATAATGATATAGATGATGTTGTATTTGATGTTGGTGTAGAAACAGTAGATATCTATGATGAAATCTATCAAGTACAACAAGATATGAATAAAGATAATCCTGATGAAGTTAGTCCTATGGATAAATATAAAGCCATGGTTAAAGCTCACGGGATTACTTATCAAGAATGGGAGAAAGCTGAGAGAGAAAAGGAAGATGCTTTATTAAGAGAAGCATTTAGAGATCCTGAATTCTTGAAAGCTTATGCATATAAATATAATATGACTAAAGATGCTATAGATCAAATACGTAATGATACTGAAGGGGAACTAAATCCATCAGCATTTACATCTATTTATAATTTAGATGATCCAAATGTCAAGAGCCATATATCTGGTAATCTTGCAAAATTTTATGATAAAGTTTAAAAATTATTTATCTAGTTACAATATAGTAAATTTATACAAATTTATTTTTTGTAAGGAGGAGCTATGTTCGGATATAGTACAGCCAGTGGCTATGAATTAGCCAATGAGCATCAGTTATCTGAAATCTTAGCAAATTTTAGTAGTGATTATATTTACGATGTGATCTCAGATCAAATCAGTAAACGGTACGAATTTGCTATTATACCAAAACCTAATATAGTAAACACATTTAAATCTAATTTTGATAATATCCGTGCAAACTTCCCAATGGATGTCGAAAATACTAATGCAGTAGAAGAAGACACATATCGGAATATCATTGATATCATCTGTAATTCATGTAATATGTCATTCGATACTACAACGGATGATAATATTTATCTTGCTGCAGCTACACTATATGACTTCTTAGTCTGTAGCTTCAATAAGCATATGGTTGATTTCGTTATCGGATTAATCATTAAAGAGCAAGACTCTATTTATTCTGCTTTAGAGTTAGAAGAGTCTAAGAAGAATAAAGATAGTTCTACTATCTATAATCGTAAGACTATGGAGAATACTAAGTTAGCTGTTATCAATGCTAACTTACCACAAGTTCTTCAATATGTCGCTACATTAGATATTAATATGACTGATCTTCTTCAAAGTTGTTATCAACAACCTATGGTTGATTTGATTGTAAATAACTTTGGTGAAAATATTAATATCTATAATGACTTTATGAAAGTTATCTTATCTAATGAAAACTTCTTACCTGAGTATATTACAGAGATACGTCTACGTATCCAAGGGTTAGGTTAATCATGGAAAAGAAAGAACCTACATTAACTAGAGATTTTACTAGACCAGTCTATCGTCCAAATACAAAGATAGATGAGTCTAATATGACAGAAGCTACAGCTTTTGATCATGATATTATTTTAGAAGAAGATGAGGAAGAAACTAATGGAAACAACTGCTAAAGAAGACATCAAATACGTAAAGAACTTAGCTAAAGAAGCTGAGGGTTTAACTGAGACTGAAATTAAAGATTTAGAAACTGTATCTGAAGAAGATATGGCTAAATTCCCTGAAGGCGAAATCATTCAACCAATCGTCCCAGAAACTATTCCTACTGTAGAAGAAATCGAAAAGATGGAAAAAGTAGAAGTATTACCTGAGGAGGATAAGGCTGATGCCGACTTTCCCTCTAACGAAAGCGGAAGCTCGGAAGGAAATGATTCGATTATTGTGTCAAATGAAGAATCAAATGAAAGTGATGGCTCCAATGGAGATTCCGATACTACCGAAGCTACTTTGGATACATCGGAATTGGAAGAAATTATAAACAAGTTTGATGAAATTGATATCACAGTAGAAGATGTAAAACATCAAAAAGATGAATCTGATGATTTTAAAGAAGCTGAATTCTCTGATGAAGTATATGAAGATATCATCAAAGTATATAAAGAACTTCAAGAAAATCCACAAGCTGATGTATTAGATTTACTCTCTGCTCAATCTAAACAAGAATTCTTAGTTCAAGCTGGTAAGACTGGTATCAATACTAATGATAATACAATCTATAAATTCTTTATCGAAGGTTTCATTCGTGAAGTCTGTGGTAATGCTTATATGGATAAAGGTCATGATTTAGTTAATGATGCTGTAACTAAAGTAAATAACTTAGCTGAAACTAAAGAAATGTCTAAGATGTTAGAAGACTACATTGAAGAATCCTATAATAATCGTATTACTGAAATGAATCGTATTATGGATTCTACAGAAGATCAAAATGTAATTGAATCTTGTATCAATGTATTGAATGCTAATAATGATGCTAAAGAATACGGTTTCTTATATAAAGCTATGGAAGCTCGTCCATCTTACTTCAACGTTGGTAAAGCATTCAAACATCAACAACGTAACGTTGAAGCTATTCATGAAGCATTAGAACGTATCAATATTAAGAATATTAACGTTGGTGTATTCATGGATGCAATCTCTGAATTCACTGGTTATGAAGTTGAATCTATTAATATCTTCTCTATCTTAATGGAAGTTATTGTTTGTACAACTAATTTTAGTGATAAGATTCAAATGATGCGTCTATATACTATGATGCTTCTCTTAGGTGGTGCTCTTCATTCTATGAAGACTAAACAAGAAGTATCTGGTATCTTCCAAGAAGTAGCATTTAACTATCAACGTCTATGTACTACTATCTCTACTGGGTTCAAAGCATATGAAAATGGTTTGAAAGCTCAAGCTGTTCAAAAATATGCACCTAAAACTAAAAAACGTAGAAAATAATTATAGACATAAGAATAATGGTTTACCCCAATGGTGAAAAACCATTGGGGTCATTATTTTATTAATTCTATTTTTTCTAGAAGGAGAAAGTATTATGCCTGATAATGAAGTACTTGGTAATACTGCTTCTCAACCTGCTACTACAGCAGCTCCTACTGTTGAAACTGCAAGCAAGATTGATGGTGTATTCCGAGAAAATACTGATAAAAAGGGTACTGGTACAATCACATACACTGATGGTACTGTATTAAACTTTGTTAAAAATGCTTTTGACCATACTGATGCAACAGTTAAGAAAGTATTGAAAACTGACAAATACAAATATGTATCCCCATTTGATGTAGCTAAAGCTCAAGGTAAAACTTTGGATGAACGTTGCTACGTTCCAGGTAAACTTGGTGGTTTAATGGAATCTGAAGTTCAAGAAACTGCTGTTGCTATTAAAATCACTTATGGTCCAACTGAAAACCTTACAGTAGAAGATAAACGTGCTACTGCAATTGAAGTATTAGTTGATGATGAAGGTAATCTTCATGGCGATGCTGATGACTATAATACTCTTAAAGGTTCTGGCTACTATGTAGTACAAAAACCTGAAGAGTTATTGGCTGAGCATCCAGAAATTATTAAACAATATAAAGACGCTGTTGTTCGTCTAACTAAAACTCAAATCAAAGAAGTAAAATCTGATAAAGAAGGTTTCATTGAAATCGTTTACTCTGATGATACTGTAGTTAAATTTGATAAAGCTGGTAAAATTGTTTCTGATGGTCGTTCCGCAGAACCTGAAAAACCATATGAAGATTTCGCTGATACTTTGAAAGCTAAGATCATTGAAAATCTTAATACAACTACTGTAGATGAAAACGGTAAAGAAGTTAAAGATGTTAATAAAATTGCTATCACTGACTCTAGTGAAGTTGGCACTGGTAAATATACATTTAACTTCGCTGACGGTTCTAATGTAATTGCATTGAATGGTCGTATTATTTCCGATACTCGTTCTTTCGGTCGTAGATACCAATCTGTATATACAGAAATGATCTACAAATATACTGAACTTCTTGATGTAGCAACTGACTACTTCCATGAAGATCCTGAGTTAACAGAAGCTGAACAACGTCGTGCTGCTTCTCTTAAGATTATGAACTTACCTCGTAACTTGCTTGAAAAATACACAGCTAACCGTGCTATGAAACAAGCTCGTGTAGGTCATTCTCAAAACTCTGCTAACTCTCTTGGTATCAGAACTACTACTGATCGCATCATGGAATCCTTGATGGCTCAAAAATGGTCTCCTAACGACAAATAATATCTAGAGGAAGGTCTTAATGACCTTCCTCAATATTTTTCAACATTATGGTAATTTAATATAATATTTTTACTCATGGAGGTAATTAAATGGCAATAGACAATGTAATTGACCCTACTAATTGTAATCCTTACTCTACTGCTAGTGGCGACAATAAACGTGCTTGTCCTAAAGCTAATATGGTAGACATTAAAGCTGAGATCCGTAGATCTCTATTAATCTCTTTCGTATTCTCTAATCCAGATGATAACTATAAAGTTCTTCTTTCTGAAGGTGCTAAAGAAATCTGGGAACTGGACTAATAAACACATTGGTCTTTCTACTTACTCTGCTAATGGTGTAATTCAACGTGATGAAAAAATTGTTGTTAAATTCGATGCTTCTATCGACTTCAAAAACCAACTTCTTTCCATTGACGTTCGTAACATCCGTGGTTTGAAACCAGCTGGTGTAATTGAAGATTCTGAATTGAGTCAAGATTCTGCAGCTAACTTCATTAAAGTATCTAAGAATGCTTATAACTTCCTTAAAGTTGCATATCCTAAAGAATACTCTACAATGACTAAATTAGACAATACTTTAAATACCGATGACACTGAATATACAGACTACATGTTTGATGGTGCATTGGCATTGAATGAATTGGCTCCATTGAATATGAAGAAAGTTAAATCTGCAAACTACATGTTTAGAGATAATCAAAACTTACGTCAAGTTCAATTGACTACATCTGATGCATTAGCATCCACAAAAGGTATGTTTGAAGGTTGTTCCAAATTGGAACAAGTTGAAATCAGTACTCATGGTGTACAAAATGCAGAAGCTATGTTTAAAGGCTGTCAAGCTTTAAAAGCATTGAAATTAGATGTATCTTCTTTGACTACTACAAAGGAAATGTTTAAAGATGCTACTGCATTGGCAACTCTCCGTGTAACTGGTAAATTGAATACTGGTATTGATTTGAGTAACTGTCCATTAGACCAAGATTCTATTGCATCTGTATTAGCTGCATTGAATGATAATGGTCCTGATGAAGATAAAGAAGTTCGTTTCAGAAATGAAACTGTTGCTGGTACATTGAAAGCTACTTTTGATGGTGCAACTACTGCAGGCTGGGTAATCTCTGGTCTTACTTTCACTGAAACTCATGCAGATAAAGAAGATGAAAACTTAGGTAAAGATTTAGTTGATGCATACGAGGATGGTAGAGACAATGGACCTACTCATGAAGAAACTCACACTGAAACTCCTAACAATTCTGAAACACATACTGAACAACCAGCTACACCTGGTACTACAGAAACTCATGAAACTTCCACCGTAACTCCAGTTGAACCAGCTCATGAAGAAACACATACAGCTGAACCTACTCATGAAGAAACTCATACTGAAGTAACTCCAGCTCCTGAAACTCATACTGAACAACCAGCTGCTCCTACTACTGGTGAAGGTACTACAGAAGAACATCATGAAGCTGAACCAGCTCATGAAGAAACTCACACTGAAACTCCTGTAACTACTGGTGAAACTGTTGCAGTAACTCCTAGCACTTCTGAAACAACTGTAACCCCAGCTCCTGCTACTCATGAAGAAACTACTGTAGCTACTACAACCCCGGCTGCTACTCCTAGCACTGGTGAAACTACTACAGTAACTACTCCTGAAACAGCTCCAGTTGCTGGTACTACAGAAGAAACTCATACTGCCGAACCAACTCATGAAGAAACTCATACTGAAGCAACTCCAGCTCAACCAGCTGCTCCTGCTACTACTGAAAATACAGCTTCCTCTACAGCTGCAAATTCTGAAAGCGAAGAAGAATTAGACCCTAATATGATGCTTGACGCTTATAATGAAGGTGCAAACTAATCATTTGGGAAATATTCTCAGCCCTAATTTTTCGAAACATATTAGTAGCGAGCATAATGTTTGTTCGTTAGAATAATATTTTGAAAGGAGAAATCAATAATGGCTCTTTCTATCCAAGCCCAATTGAAAAAAGTATTGGCACCTTTTGCAAAAGCAGTTGGTGTTGATATCAAAAAATTAAAAGACAGTAAACAAGATAAACTTAAAGCTGGTGCTAACATCCAAATTACTGAAGACGGTACAATCTCCGCTACAGGTTCTGGTGAAGCTGCCGATTTAAGTGCTTATTCTACTACTGAGCAAGTTACTACTTTAATTGATGGTAAAGTTGCTGGATTAGTTAAAACTGATGCTTTAGATACTAAATTGGCTAACTATGCTACTAATGCTGCTGTATTAACTCAATTAGAAGGTTATGCTAAAACTACAGAAGTTCAACCTAAATTGACTGCTGGTGAAGGTGTAGCTATCTCTGAAGCTGGTGTAATCAGTGCAACTGTTGCTGCTCCTGATTTGACTGGTTATGTAAAAACTGAAGCTTTGGAAACAGCTTTAGATCTTGGTGATCTTAACTTGGTTGCTGAATATGAAGCTGGTAAAACTGGTGTTGAACCTGCTGCTTCTACAACAGAAACTGCAACTCCTGGTGTAGCTCCACAAGCTTAATCTAATAAAATTAAATATACAATAAAGTAATACTATGAGAGATGATCATTACGATCATCTCTCCTTTATTTAAATTTCTGAAAGGAGAAATCTAAACATGGCTGAATTTAAAAAAGCTATTGAGAAAACTCTTAAACCTTTTGCTCGTAAAGTAGGTTCTGATATTAAAGGTATTGAATCTAAAGTATTTACTGGCAAACCAATTAACGTAGTAGAATTCGGTATTGATAATACTGGTGCTACTGATGTAACTGCAAAGTTAAATGAGTTATTTAAAAAAGTCCAGGCTGAAGATTATACAGAAGTAATCTTCCCTGACGGTACATATAAGATTTCTGGTCCAGTTAATGTAATGGTCCCAAGTGATCGTAAGAAATATGTATACATCCATGCTCAAAATAGATATAAAGCTAAAATTGAAATGCATGGTACTAGAGAACAATCTCCTGAAGGGTATAGTATCTATGTAGGTTTCCAATTACAACCAGAAAACTTTGAAGCAACTACAACTCGTGGTTATAATGTAAGATTTGATGGATTTGTAATCGAAGGTCATGAACTTCCTGCAGATGAAACTAATCAACAAGCATCTACTTCTATTTATGCTATTACTTCTTCACAAGAAAGTCATGATAATTTCAATATTAGTGAGTATAAATTATATAACTTTACTTGTACTAATATGGAATTCATTAATACCTATTATACTATTAACTTAAACTATAATATTTTTGATGCTGATTTAAAAAATATCTATATTGATGGTGCAGAATATCCATTAGATCTTAGTTCTAATTATTCCAATAATAACTCTTTAGATAATATCACTATTAAGAACTGTAAAAATGGTACAAATGTCAGTGTTAAATGTAGTGTTAAGAATATCGATATTATTTATGATAATGAATCTATCTTTGCTAATAATAATATGCCTAGTCATAGTTTTAGTCCATATTTGATGTCAAATGTATCCATTAAAGGATTCTATAATCTTGCTGCGGGTATGTCTGTTCTATCAATTAACACTCAATCAAGTACAATATCTGATATTAGATTAGATTTGAAACCTATTAGTGTTGATAATATATATCAATATGAAAGCTATGTACTTTCATTTATCGACTTCAATCAATCTAGTTCTGAATCTGGATTGGTTAATGTATCTGATGTTACATTTGAAAAGTTTGAAGAAAATTTTGCTAGTGTATTTGAAAAAGTACCTAAATTTGCATTCTTTAACACTAGTATTCCTTTATCGTTACATAATGTATCTGAATCTGATCATTTAAAATTCTTCCAAGAAAAAGCTATAAATATTACGTATGAAAAGGCTGGTTCTTATAATCTAAATTATAATACCAAGAATGAATCATTCAAACCAAGACCATATCTTGGTACTGATCGTAATATGAATGGTACAGATCAAGCATTAGCTAGTACATTTGGTGCATTATATTTAGCATCTTCTAAAGGTACACCATTAACTGATAATAAAAATGAAGATTTCTCTGAAAATACAGCTGGTGTTAAAGGTGATATCTTTACTGAAATAGATCCAGAAAAATATGGTCACTTTGCATATGTATCTACATATGAAAATACTACAAAAGTAACTATTTATAAAAGAGATTGTCCAATAACTTCTTTTACATATAATTCAGATGATAAGACATATACCGCTACATTTGCAGAATTACCAAAATTTAAAAATGGCACTATGGCTAATAAGATAGTTAATGTTGGAAGTATACTAGAAAATCTAGAATCTGGATCACTTGAATTTGAAATCACCGCAGTAAATGAAGATGCTAAAACTCTTACATTAAAACCTTATGAAGAAAATAAACAAGGATATGCTTTTCCATACACTATTGATGCTACTGGTACTACTGGTGATCCTGTATTCGCAAATGGATTTAAAATAATCCCACGTAAAATTAACCGTATGAAAAATATGACATACGTGACTGTGCCAATTATTCATTCTGGGGCTACCGAAAACCGTCCAACTGAGCACTTAGTTGTCGGTCAAATGTACTTTGACACCACTGTAGGTGCACCTGTATTCTGGAATGGTACAGAATGGATCCAAGGTAATAATGGTGGTAGTGGTGGTTCTGTAGATACATCTAATTTAGTAACTAAAGCAGAATTTAATACGACATTGAATGCTATTAATGAAAAGCTTAAAGAATTACGTGGAGGTAACCAATAATGCCAGACACTTCTAATCAAATCATTCAAACCTTAGAGGCTATTCATAACGATATTAAAGCTGCTAAGGATACACTAAAAGAAAATAACGTAGAGTTGGTTTCCAACTCTACTTCCACATTAAGTACAGAGATTAATAAGATTCCTGCTGCTATTAAAGAATCTAGAGAATTATTAGGATTCAATAGTGGTTTAATGTCTTTAAGCGGTGGTTTCTTATTTGATCCTAGATCATCTTATATAGATAAAGTAAATGCTACTATATTAGAAACTGACGATGGTACATATACTGTACCTAAAAATAAAGATTTTAGATTATCACTATCAAAATTACCAAATCCAACAGATTCTTCTAAAGCTACAATGACATTTCTTGGTTATTATAAATATAAATTAAATGCAGATCCTTCTAATATTTCTTCTGTATTAAATAGATTAACTAAAGATTATATGTTTGGTGCTCTTAAAAATTTATCTGGTTGGGGTAACTCGGCTCCAATTATCGATTTATATATACATGATACCAATAATGCTATAAATATTGATAGTAATAATATTGCTACTATTGATAATTTTAGTATGCCAGGATATTATGGTAAATTATTTATAAATGATAAAGAAATTACAAAGGTTAAGACTAATACATTTACATTTTCTACAAATCTTAATATAACAGATGTAGAATGTGATAAAATGATTATAAAATCAGATTCTATGTATCATATATTTAGTAAATTTACTGATATGAATATGGAAGGATTCCAAGAATTAACTAGTGAGCAATCTGCAAGATTTAATTCTCAAGAGCCTGCATTAAGAATTAAAATGAATGATGTTAATTTTGAATTTAATGCATTATCAGAAAAAACACATTTTAATTCTATTTCTAGATATTTCATAGATCCAGTAGATATTCCTAGTAGTTTATCTAGTAAAAACCATGATAGAATACAAATTTTCGTAGAAGAAAATGAAAGTAATATTGCTAAATTACATACTAAAGATGTAATGCTTAATGTATTACAATTCATCAAAGTTAGTAATCTAGATGGTACTAAAATTTATAGCTATAAAGAAAATAAATTTATTCCAAAGAATGAATTTACCAATATTGCTCAAAATTTAGAATTTGATGATTGGAGTCCATATGTAAGTTATGAGCATTATGTATTAAATAGAGTTGTATGTATTCCTAGCGTTTCAGAAAATGATACACTAAAACAAGAAACTTATGCTCCAGTGAATGTACCATCATTCTGCCTTAGTATGGTTGAAGAAAATGGATATATACGTTGGACATATAATAATGATAATATGATAACATTTTTAAAAAATGCACCAGATTGCTATGATTTTGATTTATTTTCGTATAGACAAAATCTTATTGGTATGATGTTAGGCAACACTATTAGACAAGATAAAGAACTTAAATTTAATTGTCCACCTAATAGTGATAATAAATTATTAATGCCATTATTATATTTTGGATGTGGAAAATTAAGTGGAGCTAGCTATGGTGCTAGTATATTAAATAAAGTTATTATAGATAAATGCGGTTATGATGATATTGATGGTAAAAAGACACTTGTAGATAATGGTTATAACCATTGTGGTTTACTTTTAGCATCACCATATGATACTAAATTTACTAATTATAGTGGAGAAATGCTAGAATCTGCATCTTTATCAGATGGCGTTATTACGTATAATGAAAACATAAAAACAGTTAAATTTAAAGAAAATTCTACAGCATATGTATCATTAATAGTTTGCCAAGAACCATATTTAAGACATACTGAAATGAATCCTGATGGATCTGGTACTTTCTTTAAATTAACTCCTCCATCTGAACCTGCTAAATTTATTTTTACAAATACTACTAAGGTAAAATCAGTAAATGATATTTTATTAACAGCAGGTGGTCAAGATGTTGTTTTGGGAGCATATTCGAATAATGCTTTAGCTAAAATATGGGACAAATTTATTAATGTATTAGTACCAGAAGATTATCCTGGTCTAGGTACTTATGAATTTGAACACTATAGACTTCCTGTATATAACTTAGATAAAACTAAAAAATATAACTATTCTAAGAAAGCATGGGAACCTATCACTGCATTAACAGATGATTCTAAACAATTATCTGAAATATATCCTGATTATTATGATAAAATTCCTGCTGGATTAACTGGTGTTACCACTGCAGGTTCCGTAATTGAATACGCTTAATTTAATTATTCCCAGAAGAGGATTAACCTCTTCTGGGTTTTCTTTTACAATATAGTAATTGAAAGGAGAAATTTATTATGAAAATATCAAAAGACTTTACAGAAATGCTTAAGCAATCTTTCAGACACATTGGTAGTGATATCAATGCACAAAGACCAGCTATGTTGTCTGACCAAACAAATATTACTTTTCTTAAGACTATAGAAATAGATAAGACAGTGGTTAATCAATGCCAAGGGTTTACATATGATCCAACAGTTAAGAGATTCATCTTAGGATGCTGTAGCCAAGATAACTCTAAACAACGTATCTATGAATTAGATGCCGATATGAATATTGTTAAATTTACTGATTTTGAAGGTATGGATAAACTAGGTCATGTTAATACATTATTTATGGATGGTGAAACTATTAGAGCTACGAATGGTGCAGCTAACGGTAGTCGTATTTATAATATTAACCGTAATGATTCAGGTGATCTTGTTTTAGGAGAGTTTAGAGATTATCCTGATAAGTGCTTTAATATTGGTAAAGACTTAGATGGTTCTGGTAGATATATTTCTATCGTCCCAGGTGAAGATAGTAAGTCTCGTAAAATAAGAATCTATACTGATAATACCATGACCACTAAACACGAGTATATTGTGCAAGTAGATGAAACTAATCTAGACTCTAATGGTGCATATCTTAAAGGTGATACAATCATCTTTGCGGTAGCACGTAGACTTATTGAATGCCGTCTAATTGGTAATGAGTTTAAAGTTATTAGAGAAATCGAAATGGAGCCATTCTGTGAAATTGAAGATTTTGTTTATGTTAATGGCGATATTTATATGTGTGCCAATTCTCATGATTACGTTCGGATTTATAAGTATTCTTCTAAAAGGTCTTATTATAATCATATCAATAACGATTATCTTAATAATGGTATTATGGTTGGTAATCAGGTAGGCTATCATGGTAAAGCTGCAGATGGATCTGTACGAGTAATTGCTAAGATCAATAAGAATAGCAATCTAGAGCTTGGTGATAAGCAATCTATCACTACAGTAATTGGTAAAGAGTTTAAGCATTATAATGGTAATAACTCTTATACTGTATTAACTACAGCTCATTATAATACTGCTATCTATAATAAGGTTACTATGGATGAAAAGCTTAAAGCTATTACTGATAGATTGACAGCATTAGAGAATAAATAATCCAGTAATTTTATTACCCCTAAACATTAGAGTATAAGACACTATTTACTCTATAGGAGGTCACTATGGGTATGAAAAATGTAGGAGCATTCCTTAAAGAAGAAGGAACGTCTCTTATTTTTAAAGGGGATGGAGAACTAGTATTCTATATCCCAGAGAATTATTTTAGAAATGATGGGTATATGAAGTATGCTGAAGAAGCTGGTGAATATGTAAATACTTTAGGATTATTCTCTTATGAAGTATTTGATTCTAAAGGGAAATCTATCTATGGTATTAAACTATTTAGCCATCCAGTTCTTATATCTACTATGCCATCATCTATTGAAAAGGTAAAAGATTATATCTTAGATAAGAAGATTCCAGTTCCAGTAGATTATCGTATTCTACATTTTAAGAAAGATGATGTAGTTATAGTAAATACTGGTTCACCTGAAGATATTACTAACGTTGAAAACATGTTTAGATTATTTATGATCACTGGTAATATCCCTAATGTAATTGCATATGATGAGTTACATTCATTCTTAATGGATTCTATTAAATTCAATGGTTCTTCTTTTGGTATCTCTGCACAGATGTTTGGCATCCTTGTATCTGAACTTTGTAGATCTGTCAAAGATGAATCAGTTCCATTCCGCTTAGCTAAGGAAACTGATATGCATAAGTATAAACCATTATCAATTAAGATGGTACCTAAGTATATTTCTGCATTTACTTCCATTACATCAGAAAACTGGGATGATGCTGTAGTCAACTCTATTATCAATAAGAATAAAGTCGACTCTCCAATGGAAAAGATCCTTATGCAATAGCCATAATTAACATATGAATAAAAGTTTAAATAGTATCCATCTAGGATTCGTTTATAACTATTATTTAAAATCTATTAAGGAGGAAATAAAAGATTATGATTGGTACAAAAATCATTCTTGAA